ATAAAACAACTAAAGAATCGTTATGGCTCATTAGATCGTTATAGAAAATTCTCGGTGGGGGTTGACAAATCCAAGATGAGGGTGTATAATGTTGAGCAGGCCGCTCAGGACAGCCTTATTGATGCTTCTGGTGATCCAACAGAAATTGTTGATTTAAAATCTAAATTTAAAACTATTAACTTTGATTGAAACTAATTATGAAATACATTCCCGTTGTAAGAGTTCCCGAAACTTATACTCCTGAACAAAGAAAAGACCTTTATGAAAGTGTTAAACTTGCTGTTCGTGAGCATAGACCACTTGTTATCCCTGAAAATGTAGAAATTATGTCTATGCCTGTAGATGATTGATTATTGATCTAAAACTATTAACTTTGATTAATTATTATGGAAAATAAAACACCAATTAGTGAATATGAATTTGTTGATTTGGCCCAGACCCTTTACATTCAACTTTTAAAGTCTGATTGGTGGTTAAGGTTACCTGATAATGAATATCAGGAAGAAGCCCTTTTTATGAAGGCTAAAAGTTGTCTTATGGCGGCAGAAGTTTTTGTTAAGGCCGTTGAACAAAATGAATTTATTAAATCTTTAAAAAATGACTGATACAAATAAAATTAATCTTTTAAAAGATTTAGAAAAATTAGAAAATTTAGATAAGATTAAATCACCAGCCGAAAAAGCATATAAAGTAAATTATGGGGGATATCCGATTACTGATGAAAATGCTGGTGAATATGATAAACTCGCATGGAATGCTTTTTATAAAGGATTTATAGCTGGACAATTTTATAATGAATAACGCACTCAAAGACAATTCACATTTACCAGACTTTAATAAATGGTATGAATTTGTAGTCAAAACTCCTGATTATGGACATACTATACTGTCAAACGAAGAGTATTTGGAGATTTCTGAATATTTTGATTATTATTTAACGTCTCCAAATAATCTTTACTACTGCCCTATTAGAGACAAGACTTATCCAATTGGCTCAAAATCAATAACAACAAGTTCATATGAAGAACTTATAGAAACACTTCAAAAATATCGTAGTCATTATGAGAAAATGTTTTTGTATATGATTATTAAACCTAATACTGAAACTTATAAAGTAAGATTTGCGGTATTTCCTGAAACCGATCACACCTGATAAATTTTAATTAACTTTTTAAAAATTATGACTAACCAAAAAATTAACAGCACAGAATATATTGAGTTTGTAAGAAAAATTACAAGTGAGCCTAGTTCTAATGTAGATGCTCTTGTTGATCGTATTAGAGAACTTGATGAGCAAGGAGTTAAGCTGACGTATTTGCTAACATTTGCATTAGGAGCTTCGGCTGAGTTAGGGGAGGCGGTTGAGATTATTAAAAAATGTCTCTTCCAAGGTAAAAAATTTGATGAAGATGCAAAAAGACATTTACTTCTTGAGTGTTCAGATTCACTTTTTTATATTGCAGATTTATGTATTGCCATGGATGTAAATTTTGAAGATATTATGCAAATGAATTATGAAAAAATTTCTGCACGATATCCAGAAGGGCATTTTACTGTCGAACGCTCTGAAAACCGACGAGAAGGAGATATTTGAAATGGTTGAACTGAAAAATACCCTTAAATCTCTCAGAAGTGAGTTAGAAAAAGTAAACGAAAGACAAAAAGAATTGCATCATAAAATTTATAATATTCAAAAAGAACTTGGTTATTATGCTAAAAATGAAATTTTGTATGGCGTAGAATATGATTAAAAATGTGATTGTGGGTGTATAGTATAAAGACCAACCAATTCTAGGCGCCATCTAGGCGCTTTTTTGTTACTAAATAACTAAAACTGTTGTACTAAAATGCACGATTTAGTAGATTTTCTTGTTGAAGAAAGATATTGCAATACCGAGTCAGAAGCCATAAAAATCCTAGAAAGCGTTAGCGAAGAATTTTATGAGTACCTTATTGAGGCTCAGATTTCTGCAATGGATTTGACCACGAAGACTAAAAAGCAATTAAGACAAGAATTATCCAGACCAAATCCTCAACAAAAGCGTATTGTTCATTTTACAAAAAAACTAAAAGGTCTATCGGGTCCAGCGGCTGCCGAAGCGGCTCAAATGTCTATGTCAAGCAAGGGACTACAAAAAACTCCAGGGGGTACTAGAGCCCAAAAACCAAGGGATGTTGTTTCTAGAGTAGGGACAACTTCTGGAATTCAAAGAACTGATCTTGGACAATATTCTAGGTCCGCTACTATGGCAACGGGTATTTCACCAGAATCAAGGGGAACTAGAAGCGTTGATACTCAAAGAACCAAAACCTCTGAACTAGTTGGAGATAGATATTCTGATCGGGCCGTTGCGGGTGGTGGAGGCACTCAACGATCAAGGACTGGTGGAACCCGAGGAGTACGTACACGATAATATGAAAAATTACCTTGAATTTATAATTGAGGCCAGAGGGTCTCGTGCTACTGAGAAAGCCGCCAATCTAGGTCTGGTTTCAGATGGCCACGGAGGATGGCTAGATCGATCAGGCAGATTAATGGCCAAAACGGTTAAAGGTGATCTACAATTCATAAAAAGAAAACCACCAACCGCCCAGAAAACACAGGTTGCCCCACCATCCGCCAGATCATCTCTACGTCAGGATCCAGATCTCCAAAAAAGAGTAGCCCCAGAACGTCAGGTAGCCGCTCCTGAAGAAACTCCACCGGCACCAGAACCTGAAACATTCAATGTATTAACCGCTGTATTTGGTAGATTTAATCCACCGACTGTTGGACATGAGAAACTATTAAAAAAAGCCAAACAGATTGCCCAAGGTGGTGATCTAAAAATCTACCCGTCTAGAATGTCAGGAGATCCCGCAAATCCTCTAGATCCTAAAACAAAGATTCTTTACATGAGGAAATCGTTTCCAGAATTTGAGGACAACATCATAAACAATGATGACATGAGAACCATTTTTGATGTTTTAAAAAGAGCCGATCTAGATGGATACGACGTTGTAAATCTTGTTACTGGTTCAAAAAGAAAGGCCGAATTTGATAGACTATCAAAACAATATAATGGGGAAATTTATGATCTCCAGGACATTAAAATAATCCCTTTTGATAGTGAGGACCCTGATCTTGAAAATAGCCCTAACCCAACTTCATCTGCTGGTCTAAGACTCGCTGCGGCCAAAGACGACTTTTTTTCTTTCCAAAAAGGCCTGTCTAAAAAACTAAAACCTAAAGATCAAAAGAGTCTTTTTAATTCTCTTCAAAAGGCCCTTAGTGGAGAAAAAGAAGAGTCCTGGAAGATTTCACCGGAAGATAATTACGAACTCTTAAAAGAGGCCTATTATCAAGAAAAAATTTATAAAACCGGCGATATTATTGAAAACTTTAATACTGGACTAAGTGGTAAAATTATAAGGAGGGGTCCTAATTATGTTATCTGTGTAAATGAGGATCTAAACATTATGTTTAAGTCTTGGATCACGGACATTCGTGAGTGGACCGATGTTTCTGGTGTTCCTGCAGAATACAGAGAAGTAGGAACTGATGCCTTAAGAGATTATGCCATGAAAATGTCCGGGATGGAAGTTATTCAGAATTTCTTAGATAAAAGAAAGAAAAAGCTAAATACTAAAAAGTAGTACTAGAATTATGTCAGAAAAAATTGTTAATGCCCTTGCTGAAATGAAAAGGGTTTATATCGAAGAAGTTTCTCATAATAACCTTATTCAAAAAAGGCTTGATGAAGAAGCCGTTCAGATTGAAGAGTATAAAAAAACAAAAAGATGGTGGGATGATGATGGAGACGGGAAAGGCTGGGAAGAGGGTGAAGTAGACGGTAGTTTTAAGAAAAAACCAAAATCTGAAGAAGATGATTATGAGGAAGACGAAGATGATGATAAGCATGAGGAAGATGAAGACGAAAAGCCAAAGAAAAAGAAAAAATCAATGAAAGAAGGCCGCTATTATAGCTGGCGTGATACTATTGATGAACAAACTCTTTTAGAACTCATTGACCCAGAAGAGCAAAAGCAAATTAAAGAAAAGAAAGTTAATAATTATACTGGAAAAGATCCGGTTGTTTCAATTAATCCTGAAATCAAGACCGAATCAGTAATTCTTGATACCGAAGAACTTGATGAGGATTTTATTGAAGAATCTATTGATATTGTCTCTGATTATCTTTGCGAAGAGGGTCTGACTCTTGAAGAGATTGAGAACCTTATCGATGAAGTTGGTGTTGAAGAATTTTATGAGTGGGTTCTAGAGTTTGGTTATGATACTCTTTTAGAGTGGCGTCGTGGTCCAGGTGGAACTAGAGTTAGTGGAGCCCAAGTTACCAAAACTGGTAAACCTATTTCTAG